GAGGCCACTGTGCTTGCGGTAGGTGCGCAGATCCTGGCGGGTGATTGCTAAGCCAGCGTTATTCTTTGTGCCCGACCCAAGCAGCACTAGGTTCTCTACGCCGTAGAGTTCGACGAAACGATCCTCCGCAGCCTTGTAGTCACCATTGTTTTCCTCCACCAGATCCTGGTAGAGGTTCTGCGCTGCGCGAGTCTCGGGATCAAACGTGACACTCAGCATGGCAGAGAACTGTACCGCAGCCTTAATGAAAGACATGACGCCAGTAGCCTGGATAACATCTTCCTGTGTGGGCGACTTTCCCATCGCGCCATTCTTGTAGTACTCACGCAGTGCATACTTCGACATTGCACCCACGTCGCGACCAAACGTGTCATCGATCCACGACTCACGATTACCTAAAAGGCCAGACACTCCACCAGCAAGTGACGACATGTAAGAAGGAACTGCCGCGTTAAGGGTCGTCGCGAAAATGTTTGTACCAGAAACGGGACGACCCTGGAACAAAATGCTCGACTCGTAAACGTCATCACCGACAGTGGCACGCATCGCTGCGTCAATGTCCTCGCCGTAAATCTTCCACGGTCCCACGCTCACGCCCCGCTTGACTGCCTCGGAGAGAGCAATGCCAGTCATCCACGAGATACTCGGATCGCCCAGCATGAACTCCCCCTGCTTGGGGTTGATCTTGGTCTGACCTCCGATAGCGTCGTTTGGGGCGTAGATGCCCATCGACTGCTTGTATGCATCCTGCAACTGGCCACCAACGAGCGGGGTCTTGCCAAGAACGTCAAACAGAGGGAACGCTAGTGTGACACTCTTACCCCTGGGAACGTCATCAATTTCCTTATAGACGTTTCCATCTTCATCCTCATACGGGAAAAAACCATCAGCAGAATCGACAACACTCTGATACCACATGGCGTTAGCGGGGTTCTTCGCCATAAGGCGAAAGGCCGTAACCTGCGAGTTGTAGTAAGCGGCAGGGAAAGACATCAAGTAACGCATCACGTAGCCAGCGTTAGTCAGGCGACGGGCAGAGTACAGCGTCTGCTCGATACGCTCAGTGGCTGCACGGTACGCCTGCTGACGAATCTGGTTATGAACCACGGCATCATTGACATCGATACCAGCAAGTTTCGCTGCGCGAACCTGCTCCACCATGTTCTGCCTTGCGTAAGTCATGAACAGGGGATTGCGGACCAGTCGGTTCTCCACGCCAGAAAGAATCTTCCAGCCCACATCGGTGACGACGCCAACCTTACTAACGGCAGCAGCCGTCCCGCCGAACTTTCCAGAAGCGTTCTTCGCCTCCTGCAGCGCGAGAGCACCAGTAATATCTGGACCCTTAACGTACTGCGGCATGCCAGAACGGTCCTTCAGGAACGCGCTGATCTCGCCAGTGGAAACCTCACGCTCAAGAATAATTCTGCGGAGTTGCTCATCGGGGAACATGGCGAGCAGATCCTTCTGGGTGCCCTCCAGCCAGTCGCGCACGCCAGCCTGAGTCTTATCCTCAATACGATCAGCCATGCGGCGCAGGTACTCGCGCCCGTCAGGCGTCTTGTACAGCCAGTTCATCATAGAATCCACGGACTCGCCGCGAATAACCATGCCGCCGATCTCTTCAAGTTCGTTGCGGACAAAGCGGTTAGCGGTATGCGCGAGGGCGTTGGTGTAGGCATCCCAGTTATTGATGCCGATCTTTACCCACTTTTGCTGCGCTGCGCTAATGTTGTTAGACAGTTCAGAGCGGCGGGTAGCGGCGTAGAAATCTTCCATCGCGGAGATGCCACGGAACCAGGACTTGACGCCCTTAATGTTCGGATCCGCTAGGCCAGGAAGAGTGAACTGCTGGCCGTCAACATCCAGCACAAACTCTTTCTGCCCAATTGTCTTGCGCTTTGATCGGGTAGCCGCAAGGTCAGTTTCCACATCAGTTACCTGCTTGCGCATCGCTGCCGCGTGCATTTCAAGTGCAGGAATCTTGGCCTTCGCGTCAGCGACAGAAGCGCGAAGCCCAACAGCGCGAGTATTGATATCGTCAATACGAGCCTGAGCCGCAGCAATCTGATTGCGTATCTCAAGTTTCTTAGCGGGATCTTTCTCCGCCTTGAGTTTGTTGTTGTTCGCGTTGATACGGCGGTTGAGTCTCTTAAGATCGAGATCCATCTGCTTGATTTCCTTGGCGCCATCGATGCTGACACGCATCTGAGCCTTCAGGTCGCTTGACGCTACAGTGAAATCTTTTTTCAACTGCTTGCGGGAATACGCGGTTGCGAGCAGTTTGCCACCGTACATGGCCGCTTGGCTGCGGTTGTAAAGAATGTTCCCGATACCAGGAACGACGTTACGTAGACCGAAGATGGTCTGCTGATCCATCGAGGCACGTGCCACTGGATCGATGACAGAGTTCTTAGGGATGTACGCAAGGCGCAGAAGGTTCAAGTTGCTGAACACCATGTTCGCAATATCGAAATACGTGTTCAGGCCCATCGTGAAGCGTGCGGCTGCGCCGCGAGCGGCGGTACCAGCCTCAACGCCAGCGCCCTCAACCTCGCCCTTCTTCGTCTTGCGACGCATCTGGCGGATAACTTCGAGTTCCAGTTTGCGGAAATCAAGAAGAGGAATAGTGGTCGGCTCGTTGGCTCGCATCTTCAAGTCGATCATGTTGATGTTGCCATCTTCATCAGGCATCATGTCGTGGTTATCGACAAAGTCGCGTGCCGATTGGCGGCGGCTGCTAATGCTGGCGTGCCACTCGTCAATCTGCTTTACGGCATCCTCAAGATTACCATCGATGCCCCTGAGGTTACCGACGTTGTACTCCTTGGCCATCTGCAGCATGACTCTTTTTTCAAGATCAGCGATAGAAAGCGCCCGACCAGTGTCAGTAATTTCTGCCGAGAAGTTGCGGATAATCTCGCGCTTAAACTCTGCGCCCTTCTGGCCCTTAAGGAAGTTAACGCGGTTAAGGTCAGAAAGAATGTCGTACTGAACTTCGTAACGGCGAGGGTTGGAAACATTCACGTAGCCCTGCGGGCGACCAGTGCCAGCCCAAGTAATCAGGCGAATGCCACGGTCGTAAGCGCTAGACTTGTAGAAACTAGTCTTCCAAGATCCATCTTCGGCCTTGCCGAAAATCTCAGTGTCACCGTACTGCATACGCGCCTTAGCGCGAGCGCGGCTAGTGTTAAGTTTCTCTAGACCAGCGTACCGCCCAGGCTGGTAAGAAGAAATCGCAATGCCAGAAGCCTTCTCTGCCGCGAAACTGTCGAGAGCGTTGGCAAGCGCCTCATCACGCTTGCCAATCTCCCCGACAATCTTAACCAGACGAGATGCCATGTTGCTGTCAGGAATCTCGTGAACCATGGCAAAGTCAGACAACGGAGTCTGCTTAAAGCCGTGGCCAGTCAGCGCGTCAGCGGCTGACGCCTGTGAATTGAACAGCCGCTCCAGGGCGGCGAGATCTCCACGCTCTGCCTTCAAGTAGTCGCCAACATCGTTGGCGTTATCCACGTGGGAAAGAATAGTTGCGGCACGCATCGGGTTGTTGCTTGCTGCTACGAGCGAGTTGTTGAGAAGGCTGGTTACGTCTGTTTCTTTGACTGCGTCGTCGAGCAGTTTAGTCATGGCATCGCCGTAGATACCATTAACGGTATCACCCTTGTTGATTGACTCAACAGCGTTGTCAACACGGTTGCCGAACTGGGCAAGATCCCCAGCGTTCTTGATCGTTCGGTTGCCGAGCGCTGCGCCACGCAGTGCAGTTGTAGCGGCACCAGTGCCCTTGCTCGTCGCAGCCATCGCGCCGAAGGCGAGAGTTCCAGAGATAGCGATGCCAACTGGATCGTTCTTAAAGTAATCTTCGCGTGCTTCGGTATCGGTGAGATCGAAGTCTTCGCGGAGGAAAGGCAGGTGGTCGGTGACAAACTTGTTGTTTGCAAACGGGCCAAGCATGCCGCCAATGATTGGCTCGGCCAGAGCCTGACCGACGTTAACCTCGTTAGCGTACTCGCGAGCAAGACGAAGGTTAGCAAAGACAGAGTTGTTGGGGTTCTTCTTCGCAACATCGCGGTACAGTGCGGGCGATAACGCCGCCACTTCTTCCAGAATCGGCTCGAAGACGTAGTCGTCGATTGCACTGGAGATAGCCAGGGCTGGGTTGATGATCGACCCAAGCACTGGTGTGTTTGAGATGAAGGAAAGAACTCCGCCGACCTTCTCCTCTACCGCGCCAACGCGAGTAGTTGCAGGCTGAACGCGCTGTTGCGCCTTCTGCTGCAGTTCCTGCTGCGCCTTCTGATTGTTCTGCACCTTGAAAGAACTAGCGGGAGACGGTGCCTGCGACGGCTTCGTCGGCATAAGATCTTCAATCGAAATTGGGCCCTTAGCCAACGTCACCACCACCCATCATTTCTTCAAGAACAGCACGACGCTCGTCATCATTGGGGAAAGGGAACTTAGCCAAGTCCCACGCAACAGGCGCAAGATCGAAACCAAGAACCTCAAGGTTCTCCTCAAATCTGCGCATCACGTTCACTGCGATTGACTCCTCAAGTAACGAACAAACGACTTCAACGTCCCACTAGAAGCGGGACTCGTCGCATACTTCTCCATCAACGGGAGGTAACGCGACAACTTATTCATGTCAGCCAACTGCGTGTCAGCCGTAGTCTTCAACCCAAGAACCTCGGGGCCAGGGCCAGGGCCCATTGCGACACCTGCGGTAACTGGCTCATCGGGCCGCATCGTGGGTGCGCCAATCGGCGTCACCTGCGGCATCGGAGGACGCTCAGCCCGAGCCATCGAAGCCCCAGCCTGAATCTCCCCGAACGCCTTCTGCTCACCGTATGCTGCATTAGCAAGACGCTGCTGGGGTTGCCCTGCCCCGCCGCCATCAGTGCGACGAGACAGGGCCCCAGGGCCACTTACGGGTGCAGGATTAGAAGGCTTCTGATATCCACCTCTAGCCATGCGTTATCCCTCCAGTGCTTGCTTAAGGCGCTTAGCGCCGTAGTAGCGACGAATCGCTTCCAGGTATTCAGGATCGTTTCGGCGGGACTTGACTGCAGCGAGTGCCTTAGTCATGCCCTGCTTGTTGATCTGATCGATAACTGACTGGCGGACAGCCGAACGTCCCTTGAGGAACTTTGACTCTCCAGCCGCACCGAACTTCTTGTTCGGCTTAGCCTTGGCCTTAGCCTTCTCGAACTGTTCCCGACGTGCGTTCAACCTTCTTGTACGAGCGTCATCCATAGCCGCTTGCCCAGCGGGCTTCGACTTAGCATCGTTAGGCGAAACGTCACTATCGCGAGTTATCCCGAGCGCTGAACCTGTAGCGACAACTGCACCAGTGGCGGCGACACCCTTCGCGATGGCCTGCGCCTTGTCCTTTTGCTTCGGTGTGACCTTCGGCTTCATACGCTCGTCGAGAGCCTTCTGCGCCTTAGTGTCAGTAACGTAGCGAGTGCCAGCCTTGTTAGTGAAAACTCCACGCTTACTAGCGGGGGTTTCACGCGACTTGAACTTGCTGTCCGCTGGACGCGGTGGCAGAGGATCCTGCTTGGGGGCCTTGGGCCGCTTAGGCGTAGACTTCTTCGGCGCTGCTTCTGGCTGCTGCTCAGCAGGCTTGGGCTTGCTTGCCCGAGGAGCCTTAGGCGTCGGAGCCTCTGGAGTCTCTGCTTTAGTTGCCTCAACAGGCTTTGCGTCCTCAACCTTTTCCTTCTTCGCCGAAGGTCTCTTCGGAGTAGAAGCAGCAGGAGTCGGAGATGCTGACTTAGACGGTGCCTTCATGCCAGGACGGAACTTAGTCTTGCTAGCGCCAGCCTTAGTCGGAGACTTCATCGCTGCAGGCCGAGTAGTGGCAGACTCGGGAGTTGCCTCTGGGGCTTCTTCCTTCGCCTTAGTTTCTGTCTTGGCTTTGCCCTTAGACTTTGCAGCAGGAGCCTTCGCCGAGGGAGCCTTTGCCTTGGGGGCTGGCTTCGCGTCAGGAAGGTTATCAATTACGTTGCGGTACTCAGGAACTTCCTTGCCAGGACGGATGCCCTGGAACTGCTTCCTTGCCTTAATTGACTCTTCGCCGACATAAGCCTCTTCGGTCAATTTCGGACGCTTAGTCATCTCAGGCTCGCCAGCCTTGCCAGTCTTGCCCTCAAGCCTAAAGCGAGAACCAGTCTCCTTAAAACCACCCTTACGGGAAGGAGCCTTGGGTGCGATGCTCGGTGCGACATTGCTAGGACGATCAGTCGGAGTATCGGTTCCAGGCTTTACACTCTGCTGCTTAACGTCAGCCTTGGCACGAGCATCCGCAATAGCCTTATCATACTTGTTCTTCGCCGACTTGTACTTAGCATCAGTGGCAAAATTTTCACGCTTTGGTGCTACACGAACCTTTGCTGGTCGAGTAGTAAACTTGCTCTTTCTTGAGTCATAGGTCTTTCCGCCACGCGTTCCCTCGTTCGGGTAACGCACAGGAGGACGCTCAGGAATAACCCCGCCAGGAGTTTCCTTCAACATCTCAGCGTATTGAGCGCCACGCGCACGATCTACGGCGGCTTCTTCCTTCAATGCCGTGCTTTGGATTCTTGCTTCCGTAGATCCTTCTTGCTTCCCAGCCTTGTAGAAGTCTCCCTTGGCCTCACGGAATCGAGCCCTGGAAACATCCTCACGCATCTTTTCTAGCGGAGTTCCAGTGCGCTGCTCCGCTGGAGCATTAGCCGCCTTTTTCTCGGCTGCGTTGCTCTTACGCTTCCATTCCTTAACAGCGGCCTTGAACTTTGCCTTCTCCGCTTCGCCATACTTGCCGTCAACCTTAAACTGCTGATACTGGGGCCTTGGCGCGTCAAACGGCTTAATCGTTTCGCCAGCAACATCTGTCGGCCTAGTTGCACGGTACTCTTCAGGAATAACGCGAGGCGACCTAGGGCGCCCACCGATCTTAGGGGTGTCATCAGTCTTGATGGCAACACCCTTAGTGGGCGGAACAGTCGGAGGTGACTTCTTCGGCCCTTGCTTTGGAGTAACCTTTACTTGATTTGCATTAATCTTGGTGCGCGACTCGCCCGTCTTCTCTGCAATCTTGGCAAGGTCAGCACGACGCTGCTTGTTAACCATTGCAGGGATCTGCCTTGGCTTGCCCGCCCAAGGATTTTCTGCAGTTGCCTTGGCAACCTTCGGGAGGGTAGCCTTGGTTGCAGCGTACGCAGGCGTAGGATTAGCAAGAGCCTTAGCACCCTTACCGACGGCCTGAAAGCCCTTAGCGGCTGCCTTAACTCCAGGCACGGGAAGAAGAGAAGCAAGAGCCAAGTAATCCTCAGCGTCAAGCGCCTGCCGATTTACAATTTTGCCAGCAGTCTTCTGCGGCATTACAAAATCAGCGGCACCTCCGCCGATCTCATCAATACGTTGAAGAACAGACTTCGAAGCACCAGGAGCCTGCGGCTTAAACTTCGTGCCATAGCGACTAGTCGCAACGACATCGTTGCTTTCTTTGCGCGTGGTGATAGTAGGCTGCTTGGGCGGCGTCCAAGTAGACTTCTTGGGCAGACTCCTCTTGATGGAAGCCGAAGCGCGACGTGCGTCGCTTTCGCGCTTAGTCATTCCAAACTTTTTGGGGGCCATTAAGATTCCTTATCGAAACTTCTTCACGGGAGGCTTAGCGGGAAGCATGCGAACCGCGTCCCTACGCTGTGTGTATGTCTTGTTCTTATTCATAACGGCCAACTTGCGAGCAGTCTCGGGAGAGACACGTCCAGGCTGAGCCTTCTTTACAGGAATTGCTCCCCTGGGAGGAACTGGCGCCTTCTCTGCCTTAAGTTTCTGCATGCGTGCAGCCTTGGCAGCCCCTGCTGCTTTGCCCATTTGCGCTAACTCTGCTGGTGTCCGCTTTGCGGGGGCCATCTTCTTGGCAGGAACAGCCTTCTTTGCAAGCGGAGTAGCGTTGATCATCGCTGGACGACCAGTCTCATCCATGTACTTATCCATGCGGCCCATCGGGCCACGCTTTGGTCCATTACCTGGAAGAACCTTCACGTTCGGGCCGAAACGCCCAGGAGGAGTCGGCTTAGCGGGAGTAGCCTTCTTCGGCATTGCCCCTACACCGCGCTGAGCGGGCTTAGTACCTTTGGTCATTTCCTTAGCGGCCTTAGCGCCACTCTTAAAAACAAAATCAAAAATTCCCGACTTAGCAGCCATGACTACTTAGCCTTGTTGCTGTTGCCCTTGATGCCCTTAGGAGTGACGCCCTTCATGACGTTGCCGCCACCGACGACCTTGCCACCAGGCTTGCCACCCATAATCGGCTTTCCCACTGGGGCGGTACCCTTCCCACCCTGCTTACCCATACCCATAATTACTTACCCTTCTTGAACGGAACGAACTTCTTCTTGGACTTGGACTTGTCTGCCGCACCCATAAGGAAAGCGGGAAGCGGCTTCTTACCCTTAACTGCAGGGCCCTTCTTGCCACCCTTTGCTGCAGGCTTTGCGTAATTCATTGATTCTCCTAAACGGGAACCTGGCGAGACACCTTGCTCGACAGGGTTGGATTACCAGAACCAGTCAACCCAGCAAGCAACTGCTGCATCGGCGGACGACCCTGCGGCATAACATCTTCAGGTGCGGGACCAGCAGGCATCTGCTCAGGAGGCGCGCCAGCGCCACCCATCATTTCCTCAAGCCCAGACGGAGCAGCAGGAGCAGGCTCAGGCTTTGGCTGTTGGAACGCCTTAGCGACGGCATCCTCAATAGGAACACCCCTCTTACGCGCATCGATGACCTTAGCCATCTGCTCAATAATCTTGGTCGGGTCTTGACCCTGGGATGCCATCTGCGGGATAGCGCCAGCAAGAGCGGCAACGCTCGCCTTAAGCGAGTCACGCATCTCTTCCATGTCCACGGCACGCTCTTCCTCAGCCGCATTCATGCTGATCGGAAGGTGACGGCGCACAAACGAACGGGACAGCAACTTGTCGCCACGAGCCTGCAGTGCAAACACGAGCGCACGGTTCGGATCGAGACCAGCCATCAGGCCATACTCGATATTCACACCGTACTGGCCCGCAATGTCCGACTGCGGCTTGTACTTCAACTTGTACGGGACACCATTCGAGGAACCCTGCACCTCACGGGACGTATCACCGAAGTAAGCCTCGTCCACCATGAGAGCAAGCGACACTGCCTCGCCAAGAGCCTCACCCAAGACACCCTGAGCAACCTTGACCTGACCATCGAACGCTGCCTGCAGCGCCTTAACACCCTGGCCAGTAACGATAGAACCGTCAGCCTGACCCGCACGGGACTCAGGGAAACGAGTGCCGAAACGAAGTTCATCCCCGAGAAGGTTGTTTTCCGCAAACGCATACTGCGGGAGGTCCAATGGGACACGGCGGATCTTCTCGGGGGAGTTTGAGCGGATGACCGAGTCAGGTCCAATGGACAACTGGGTAACATCCTGCGGAAGAGCGAGCGGAGCCTCAACGGACTTCTGCGTCGCTTCCATCATTAGGAGCGCGAGGCGAGCCTTAGCCGCATACACTGGTAGCACATCGTCGAACTGTCCGCGTGCCTGATTATCCAGTGACGGTCGCTGTGCAACCACCACAGGAACACGACTAATCTTATTCGGCACCTTCGCCAGAACGAGATCTTCACGGTCGGGCATGAACATAACGCTGTTGTTAACGTCATACCAGCGCACCACCTCAACGTATGCGGTCGGATCTGTAGATCCAAACGTTCCACGCTTCATGATCTTGTCAGCAAGTTCAGGGAACATCGCGGCAAGGTCACCAGCGCGACGCTTGAACACGTTGCAGTAAACCTGCATCTCACCGAAACGGTCAATGTCGTAGTAGGCAGCCTCGGAAGACTCCACATGAATATGCGGACGGCCACCCTTAAAGTTAGGCTCAATACGGAACGGCACGAAACCGTACGTAATGAACTGATCCGCAGCGCGAATCATGCCATTGCCTAACTTACTGGACGCAATGTAGTAGTTAGCGATCTTCGTCCGCTTATCTGCCTTAGTGCGGGCAGACTCATCAAGCGCGGAATCGCCAGAAGCCGTGATTGTGGGGATGATACCGATCTGCTCGGACAGATCCTTAGCCACAACGTCAATCAGATTAGCGACAATCGGTCGGGACCACATACCCTCAGGGAACAGGCCAGGAAAAACCTGCTCTGCGTGGCCAGCACGAACGAGGGACACTTCACGCATACGCTTATCACGCTCGCTATTGCGCTTACGGATAGCATCAAACTTCTGCGCGTAGTCAGCCACTCGCTCACCTCCTCCTAAATACGGACAAAGCCATGCTGCGAAGCAGCAAGTTCGTCCAGGTTAATCACGTAGCGGGTCTCAATGTCCCGAGCCGACGCGAACTCATTCTTAAGAAACTTAGAAACGCCTGCAGAGTTGGCGCACACTTCACGGGCCACAATCTCGCAGAACCACAACGCCATCACGGCGTCCATCTTCAACTTGCTACCCCGAACACCAGGCTGCCAAGTGATCAACTGCTCGACCATCTTCTTGATATGTTCCGACGAGGAAGAATCGGGAAGTTCAATCAGGTTGTCCTTGGCATGCTTGAGGGACTCTTGGCCCTCACGCTTCGTCTTAGTGCCGAACAGCGGTGCCAGTGACGCCACACCAAACTCGGGATCCTGCTTATTGTTAGACGTATGATGAGGTCGATACGCAATACCCTTAGCGGCAAGGAACGACCTGATCTCCTCATCTTGAGTGAGGAACAACTGGAACGCATTCGACTCCACAATAACTGTGTGGGGCCGATATGCGTCCGCCCATTCCTTGATGAGAGACCTAATCGCCGCAGGCGTCGGTGCCGTCATGATATTCACATCCATGACGTAACGCTTATTAGTGCGGCGATCTACAGCATACGCAACCGTTGCAGTGTCCCCCGACATAGCAGGGTCAATCCCAATGATGCGATAGAAATTCTGCGAATCCGCAGGATGACCTGCCGCGCCAGATACCAGTACCCCAGGTTTTCTCATACCATTTACCGCGCCACGGACGCACACTGGGTCGAAGATGGCATCTTCAGCGACATCGAGGTTCTGGTATACCAGAGACCATTTACCTGGCCCAACCTCGTTACGCACATTGTTCAAGCGGGAACCGCTCCAACGTTCGAACAAGCCATTCTCATCAGGCACATCAGTGTCTGACAGGATCTGCTCGCTCTTGGGCCACAACGTGACCCAGTCCTCGGGTTTAGGTGCATACTTCAACACCGCTGGCATAGCCAGATACGTCCACGGCACATGCCCATCCGTGTAATGGTCAGTGTTCCGCAGTTCCTTATACAGGTCCACAGGGGATACTCGGGTGCCAACAATCAGCAACTGTCCACCGCCAGGTGGCAGACGAGACGCCACCTCTTGACGGATCCAATCCATCTGCTTCGGCCACTCCCCCGAGTTACTCAGGGTCACAACGTCATCAAGAATGATCAACGTCGCACGGCTACCATAGATCTGACCACCCATCCCGAGAGCCTCAATGGTCGGATCCTTCTCGCCAGAGTCTCGGGCTTCCCCACCCAAATAGATCTTATTAGCCGACCACTGGTCAGCCGTAGCCTTGTAGCCATCAGCAGGCCCGAAAGCCAACTGAAGATCAGCATACCTAGGATGAGTCAAACGCTGCTTAATCGCATACAGGAACTTCTTAGCCTGCTCCTGCGTCTTCGACACCACCAACACGTTAATGTTCGGATCCTTCGCCACC